AATTTGTCGCTGATAAATCGCCAGTTGTCTTTAACAAAAGCAGATAAGCAGGCAGAATTCGATGAAATAATGTCGCTGACGAATCCTACGATTAAACGTGTATTGTTGAGTAGCTTTGCCGACGATTGCGATACTGCGGCGGAGACGTTGCAAGCTGCTGCATTACCGAGTCAAAGATGGCATGTTATATTGCCGGTTCCTTCTATGAAGGACACAGAGATTTATGCGCCGAATTATGAGGATGGGACAAAAGTCGCTTTGGTAAGATATCCGCATGCCGGAACATTCGAAATTCCTGTTTTGACTGTAAACAATAAACAAAAAGAAGCAGGCAAAATGATAGGTCCGAATAGTATTGATGCTGTCGGAATCAATAGTGCTGTCGCTGCACGTTTGTCCGGAGCGGATTTTGACGGTGATACAGTCATGTTGATACCGACTACCGGTAACGGAAAAAATAACAAAATCAATATATCTACGACACCGCCTTTGCGCGGACTTGAGGGATTTGATCCGTCTGATGCCTATCCATATCAACCCGGTATGAAGATTATGACCAGAACCGATTTGGAAATGGGAAAAATTTCGAATCTTATTACCGATATGACGTTGCAAGGTGCATCGAGTGAAGAACTCGCTCGTGCCGTTAAACACAGTATGGTTGTAATAGATGCTGAAAAGCATAAGCTTAATTACAAACTGAGCGAAAAAGAAAACGGCATTGAGGAATTAAAAAATAAGTATCAAGGCGGCGGTGGTGCTTCGACGTTAATTTCGAGAGCAAAATCCGAAGTAAATATAAGTGAGAGAAAAGAAGGCGCACTTATAGTTGATCCTGAAACGGGAAAAAAGAAGAAACAATATATTGACCCGCAAACAGGAAAAAAACTTTACACTGAAACGGGAAGGACTTATCTCAAAGCGGATGTTCCGGGTGTCGGTAACGGCATTAATGTTGTTGTAAAAGACGGTTCGAATTTCTATAAAGACCCCAAATCGGGTAAATATGTTGAAGTCCCTGCAACCGCAAGAATTATAACGACATATGCAACATCCAAGGCAACTCGTATGTCAGAAACAGACGATGCCTATACACTGGTGTCCGTGACGAATACTCCACAAGAAAGAGCCTATGCTGAGTATGCTAATAAAATGAAGTCCTTGGCAAACGAAGCTAGAAAGGAAAGTCTTAATACAGGACGTATAGAGTATTCGGCTTCCGCTGCAAAAACGTATCGAGAAGAGGTTGCACATCTTAATGCACAGTTGAATGTCGCTTTAATGAATGCCCCCCGTGAACGTCAAGCACAATGCCTAGCAAATTCGAGAATAGCTGCTAAAGTGCAGTCGAATCCCGGAATGTCTAAGAAAGAAAAGAAAAAACTTAGTCAACAAGAGCTGACGAGAGCAAGACATGAGGTGGGTGCACACCGTAGCAACATCGAGATTAGTGATAGGGAGTGGGAGGCTATACAGGCCGGAGCTGTCTCTGACAATAAGCTTTCTCAAATTCTTTTGTACACTGATCAAGACAAGTTTAAACAAAGAGCGCTTCCTCGTCAGACAACAACATTAAGTGCCGCAAAGATTGCCAAGATCAAAGCAATGAATGCTTCCGGTTATACTAATGATCAAATGGCAAAAGCTCTCGGCGTTTCGCCGTCGACAATAGTACAATACATAAAAGGAGGACAAGAGTAGGATGAGTAGACAAGCCAGAATCACAACTGTTGACAATCCCTATAACCCTTTTACTCAATTCAACGAATGGTTCTTCTTTGATACCACTCGGGGCTACAACACAAGTTCGCTTCTTGCAAGAGTTGCGAAAACTTCTAATTCTCTTTCTGATGAAGAAAACAATCAAGAAATCGAAAGAGCAATCGATGAAATCATTAAACTCGATTTCAGAAACATCTACAAAAAAGTAACACTATAACTATCGACAAAGGGTATGGGGGGGATGTCAAATGGAACACCCCCTCCCCACATCGCGCCGGTCTTTATTTTTTCTCCGGCGGGATTTTTTAGGTGCTGTCTTTGGGGTGCGGTAGTGCTTTCTTAAGAGCCTATAAGTCCGGTCTAAAAAGGTTTAACTTTTTCCATTCTTTTCTCCTTTCAAATATAGGCTGCGTATTTATAGGTTCTTAAGAAAGTATTACCAATCTCCATTGATAGTTTTATAAAGTTAATGGAAAGGAGCATTAAGTGGATGAAAAAGTCGAATACAAATGGTTCTTCCGATTCGTCCAAGCCTATTCGTCGAGCAACTACACCGGAAGCTCGAGAGAATCAGCTCATAGCATTAGCTACCGATTTGGCAGAACGACAACTTCGTGAAGGAACAGCATCTTCTCAAGTTATTACCCACTATTTAAAATTGGGGTCAACTAAAGAAAGATTGGAAAAGGATATTTTAGCCGAACAGAAAAAATTAATCAAAGCAAAGACAGATAATTTAGAGTCGGCTAGACGAAGCGAAGAAATTTACAAGTCGGCGCTCGAAGCAATGAAAAAATACAGCGGACACGGAGGCGACGATGATTAAATCATATTCTGAATTGGTTTTATTAAATACCTTCGCCGACAGGTTTGAGTATTTGAAATTATGTGGCGGCGTCGGTGTGGAGACTTTCGGTTACGACAGATATTTGAATCAGACTCTATATCGTTCGGACGAATGGAAACGGTTTCGAAGACAAATTATTATGAGAGATAACGGTTGCGATTTGGGAATAGCGGATCGACCGATATTTGATCCTAAAATAATCATACATCACATTAATCCGTTAACAAAAGAGCAGGTGTTAAATCGAAGTCCCGAGATATTCAATCCAGACAATGTAATTTCTTGCAGACACGAAACGCATATGGCTATACATTACGGTTCGTTAGACAATATAGATATTCAAGTTGTAGAACGAACAAAAAATGATACCTGTCCATGGCGTCATTAAAACGGAGGCTATATGAACGATAGTATTTTAACATCAATTAAAAAATTGCTTGGGATCGGAGAGGATGACACGTCATTTGATACAGACATACTGTTACATATAAACAGTACATTTTCGGTTTTGACACAGCTTGGAATCGGTCCCAAAGAAGGTTATTCGATTGGTTCCAAATCAGAAACGTGGTCGGATTATATAGACGATAATAAGAAGCAGCAAATGGTTGTATCGTATATGTATTTGAAAGTACGACTGCTCTTTGATCCGCCACAAAGTTCTGTGCTGGTTCAAGCAATAAAAGATCAAATAAGTGAACAGGAGTTTCGCTTGACTGTTTCAGTTTAAAATTAATAAGCAGGAGGATAAATTACGATGGATAATCATTTCATCGCACATTACGGCACACCGGGTATGAAGTGGGGTGTACGACGTTATCAGAATGAAGACGGTTCATTGACTTCGTTAGGCAAACGAAGAAATAAAGCCGTTACGTCGAATTTAAATACTTCAAAGAGAATACTCGATTCGTCTGCGCAGATTGCAAGAGGAGCAAAACAACTTAACGAAAATTCCGGAGGACGGAAAGCCAATGCAAAAGTCCGTAAGGATTTGAAAAACATGTCCGATAACGATTTAAGGGCACGAGTAAATCGGATGAATCTTGAAAGACAGTATTCCGATTTAACTGCAAATCAAGTTTCACGTGGACGTGCAAGCCTCAGTAGTATTCTCGAGTCTGTAGGCGGTGCTCTCGGCATAGCCAGCTCGGCGGTAGGCATTGCGGTTGCTATAAGGGAACTTAAAAAGTTACCTACAAAATAAAAAGCATGAAAATAAGAAAGAGGTGAATTAATGAGTAATAATGTAATCATGCATCATGGAGTAAAAGGACAACGCTGGGGTGTCAGACGATATCAGAATGCCGACGGAACCTTGACAAAAGCCGGCGTAGCAAGATATGCAAAAGCACAGTATCGTCAAGATAAAGAAGCATCTTCTTCGGGAAACAATCCTCGTAGTTATGCGAAGGAGAAATACAAGCAATCTTCTATGGAAGCAAACATAAGTGCAGCTAAAAAGTATTTGCGTTCCAAAGGATTCGGCATCGATAATACAACTTCGGAGTCAATAAAATCAAACGGTAAGAGAAATGCGGCAAAGGGTATAGCCGGTGCCGTGGTCGGTTCTGCGGCGGTAGCCGGTCTTGCGGTAGCCGGACATGCTTTTTGTGAAGAAAGCGATGTTGGGTTATTTGGATAAAAACTGGTAATAGGAGAAAATTCAAAATGGCATTATCGAATACAGCCGTTCCGAAATATTACGGTATGTTTCGAGATGCCGTAATTAAGGGTGAGATACCGGTAAATAGAGAGATTTCGATGGAGATGAACAGAATCGACGATCTCATTGCTAATCCGGGAATTTATTATGACGACAAAGCCGTAGATGGATGGATTTCATTTTGCGAAAGCGAATTGACACTTACCGATGGCGCGGACTTAAATTTACTTGATAGTTTTAAGCTATGGGGTGAACAAATTTTCGGTTGGTACTATTTTGTCGAGCGTAGCGTGTATATGCCGAACCCTGATGGACATGGCGGGCATTATGTTAATAAGAAGATTAAGAAACGTTTGGTTAACAAACAGTATTTAATTGTTGCTCGTGGCGCTGCGAAATCAATGTATGCGTCATGTTTGCAAAATTACTTCTTGAATGTCGACACGTCAACTACGCATCAAATAACAACTGCGCCTACCATGAAACAAGCTGAAGAAGTTCTTTCTCCTATAAGGACCTCCATTACTAGAGCAAGAGGACCGCTGTTTCATTTTTTAACGGAAGGGTCTTTACAAAACACGACAGGTTCAAAAGCCGATCGATTAAAACTCGCATCGACCAAGAAGGGAATAGAAAACTTTTTAACTGGTTCGTTGATTGAAATCAGACCGATGAACGTCAATAAGTTACAAGGACTGCGCCCTAAAATTTCAACAGTTGACGAATGGCTTTCCGGCGATATTCGAGAAGATGTTATCGGTGCAATAGAACAGGGTGCGTCAAAACTCGATGATTGGTTAATCGTGGCGATAAGTTCAGAAGGAACGGTTCGTAACGGAGCGGGGGATACCATAAAGATGGAGTTGTCGGATATTTTGAAAGGCGAGTACGTCAATCCGCATGTTTCTATTTGGTGGTATAAACTGGACTCAATCGATGAAGTTAGCAATCCCGATATGTGGCCGAAAGCGAATCCGAACATCGGCAAAACCGTTTCGTATGAAACGTATCAATTAGATGTAGAAAGAGCTGAGAAAGCTCCCGCGGCAAGAAACGACATCTTAGCAAAACGTTTTGGAATCCCAATGGAAGGTTATACCTATTACTTTACTTATGAGGAAACTTTACCGCATAGGAAAAGAGATTTTTGGAATATGCCGTGTTCTCTCGGTGCGGATTTGTCGCAAGGCGACGATTTCTGCGCTTTTACATTTTTGTTTCCAATAGTCAATGGGTGTTTCGGAATTAAAACTCGAAACTACATAACGTCGTTAACACTGTCTAGATTGCCACTTGCGATGAGACAAAAGTACGAATCGTTTATCGATGAAGGCAGTCTTATCGTTCTTGAAGGGACGGTCTTGGATATGATGCAGGTTTATGAAGATCTGGACGAGCACATTATCCGTTGTGGCTACGACGTTCGTTCATTTGGCTACGACCCTTACAATGCAAGCAAGTTTGTAGAGCGTTGGGAACAAGAAAACGGACCTTTTGGAATTGTCAAAGTTATCCAAGGTGCAAAAACCGAATCTGTGCCTTTGGGTGAATTGAAGAAACTCTCCGAAGAGAGAATGCTTTTGTTCGACGAGGACTTAATGACATTTGCTATGGGGAACTGTATTACTATGGAGGATACAAATGGAAATCGGAAACTGCTTAAAAAACGGTATGAACAAAAAATCGACGCCGTTGCCGCTATGATGGACGGTTACATAGCATACAAAGAAAATAAAGAAGCATTCGAATAGGAGAAAATTCAAAATGGCAAATAACGTAATTTACCATCACGGAATTTTGGGACAACGCTGGGGTGTCAGACGTTATCAGAATGAAGACGGGTCTTTAACAAAGGCAGGACTTCGTCGTCAACATGCCCTTGACAAAAAGGATATGCGTTGGGCTAAAAAGAATACCGAAAAGATAACTTCTCGCGCACGAACGAAATCTGCAAAAGAATTAAAAAGTTATCAACAACAGTTGCTCAGAGACCCCAATGCCAGAACAAAATCCGGGAAATTGAGTTCGTCTACGATTATGTCATATAATCAGAAAATGGCATCGTTGATGAATGAAAAGGTATCCGGATTAAAATCGCCATCGGGAAAAACGGTTTCGTTTGTTGCAAAGCGCGGTGAGGTCGGTGTGTTTATGGCCCTTGCAGATCAGGGATACAACATGCAACAACTTAAAAACGGTATTTATGGTTCCGGAAAAGTGGCGTATAAAAAGACCGTGATAGACAAAGTAGAAACGTAAAAGAGGTGCTTAATGAAAGATAACGATAAAGAAACTTTCGGTTCTAGGCTGAAAAATGCTTGGAACGCTTTTTTTAATAGGGATCCACCTAGGGCGGTTTATGAGAATATAGGAATGAATTATTCTTATAGACCCGATAGACCTCGCTTCACGAGAGGTAACGAAAAATCTATTGTTACATCCGTTTACAATCGTATTGCTCTTGACGTGTCGGCAATTAGTATAAAACACGTTCAGCTTGATGAAAACGACAGATTTGTTGAAACCGTCGATTCCGGTCTAAACAAATGCTTGACGTTGGAAGCCAATATCGATCAAACAGGGCGAGCATTTATTCAAGACGTTGTAATGTCAATGTTTGATGAAGGATGTGTAGCCATTGTTCCGGTAGATACGACCTGTAATCCGATCGATAATAGTTCATTCGATGTTTTGAGTTTAAGAACCGGACAAATTTTGGAATGGTATCCGAATCATGTAAAAGTAAGAGTTTATAACGAAAGACGTGCTGTAAAGGAAGACATTGTTCTTCCAAAGAAGGCAATCGGCATCGTTGAGAATCCGTTATACGCGGTTATAAACGAGCCGAACTCAACCATGCAACGTTTGATACGAAAACTTAATATTTTGGATGCCATTGATGAACAAAGCGGTTCCGGTAAATTGGATTTGATTATCCAGTTACCTTATACTATTAAATCCGAACTTAGGAAGAAACAAGCCGAGGAACGGAGACAACAAATCGAATCGCAATTAGCCGGTTCGAAATACGGTATAGCTTATACGGATGCAACTGAGCACATAACACAGTTGAATCGTTCGGTAGAAAATAATCTAATGTCCCAAATAACTTACTTAACGAGTATGCTATATAGCCAGTTAGGAATTACGCAGGGAGTATTAGATGGTTCCGCCGATGAAAAAACAATGTTAAATTATCAGAATCGTTCAATCGAGCCGATAGTCTCGGCAATCACGGACGAAATGAAACGAAAGTTTTTAACAAAAACCGCTCGCTCGCAACGTAAATCGATTTCGTTCTTTATAGATCCTTTCAAGCTTGTTCCGGTAAGTCAAATTTCCGAAATGGCAGATAAGTTTACAAGGAACGAGATTATGACGTCTAACGAAATCAGACAAATAATTGGGCTTATGCCTTCGAAAGATCCGCACGCCGATGAATTAAGGAATAAAAACCTTAGCGCGCCGAGCGGCTCCACAGATCAGGCACCGCCTACAAACACAACAATCAATCCGACGGAGGAATAATTCAAAATGGAAAAGAATTATGATTTCAGCGGTTGGGCAACAAAAGCAAATCTCAAATGTTCCGATGGCCGGATGATTATGAAGGATGCTTTCAAAGAACAAGACGGACAAACGGTTCCGCTTGTTTGGAATCATCAACATAACGATCCCGACAACGTATTGGGACATGCCGTTTTGGAAAATCGAAACGACGGAGTTTATGCTTACTGTGTGTTTAACGACACACCCGCTGGAAAGAAAGCAAAACTGTTGGTAGAACATGGGGACGTGACTGCGTTGTCTATATTCGCCAATAAACTTAAACAACACGGCGCGGCGGTTCTTCATGGAATCATTCGTGAAGTAAGTCTTGTTTTGGCAGGAGCGAATCCGGGTGCATTTATAGACGACGTGATTAATCACGGAGAAAAATCCGAAGATTCGGCTGTTATCTTTACGGGAGAAGAAATCGAATTGTATCATTCCGATGAAAAGTCCGAAGAAAAAGAAACAAAACCGACGCCGCCCAGTACCGAACCTAATAAAGAAAAAGGAGAAGAATCCGAAATGGAAAATAAGAAGGAAGGTAAGACCGTTCAAGAGGTTGTCGATTCGATGACCGAAGAACAAAAAAATGTAATGTATGCGCTCGTCGGGCAGGCATTGGAAGAAAACGAAGCCGACGAAGAAAACGATAAAAATCAAGGAGACGAAAACAACATGAAACACAACGTGTTCGAAAACGACGAAACTATTCCCGGCGGCGATGTACTTAGTCATGCCGAGCAGATGGAAATCATCAACGATTGGAAGAGATACGGCAGTTTGAAGGAATCGGCGCTGCAACACGGAATAGAGAAAATCGAGTATCTGTTCCCCGACAATAAAAACGTAACGACGACCCCCGTAATGATCGACAGAGACCAAGCGTGGGTAGGAAAGGTTATGGCTTCGGTACATCGTACGCCTTTCTCGCGCATCAAATCCACTCTCGCGAATATTACGGCAGACGAAGCAAGAGCAAAAGGTTACACGAAAGGCAAAAAGAAAATCGACGAGGTATTCTCGTTGCTTAAGCGTACGACCGACCCGACGACCGTGTATAAGAAACAAACCATCGATCGCGACGACGTTGTCGATATCACCGATTTCGATGTCATTGCGTGGATTAAGTCCGAAATGCGCGGCAAACTCGACGAGGAACTGGCGCGGGCATTCCTTATCGGCGACGGCCGTTTGGCATCGTCCAACGACAAAATCGACCAAAGTAAGATTCGTCCTATTTGGACCGACGACGAATTGTACACCATTGCGGCGTTGGTTGTAGCAACGGATGCGGATACTCGTGCCAAGGAGTTCATCAAAGCATGTATCAAAGCTCGTAAGAACTATAAGGGTTCCGGCAATCCGTCGCTTTACACGACCGAAGATATGCTTACCGATTGCTTGCTTTTGACGGATAGCACGGGAAGAGACATTTACGAATCGGTCGAGAAACTCGCAACAAAGCTTCGCGTGAAAGAAATCATTACGGTTCCCGTTATGGAAAGCAAGACGAGAACGGTCGGCGGCAAAGAAAGAGAGTTGCTCGGAATTATCGTAAATCTCGCCGATTATAACGTCGGTGCCGATAAAGGTGGTGCGGTAAATATGTTTGACGATTTCGACATCGATTACAATCAGCAAAAGTATCTTATCGAAACTCGTTGTTCGGGCGCGCTCGTTAAACCGTATTCCGCCATCGTCATCGAAGCATCCGCTACGGGCGAAGCATCCGGCTCCGAAGAGTAAATCCGCGGCAAGAATTCAAAATGGAGTAAAATCGAGAGCAGGAGGTCGGCATGGCAAAATATTACGGTAACATAGGATTCTCCACACAAAGAGAATCAAAGCCCGGGGTGTGGGTGAATGAGATTGTTGAAAAGAAATACTTCGGCGATTTAATCAAAAACACCAAAGGCTATCAAAGTTCCGATAGTTTGAATGATGATATTCGTATTTCAAACGAAATCAGCATAGTAGCCGACCTTTATGCAAACGAGCATTATTCCGACATATGTTACGTTGAGTTGAACGGTGCTAAATGGAAGGTTACAAACATCAACATTCAGTACCCGAGACTAGTGCTGTCGATAGGGGGTGTGTACAATGGATAGAAGACCAAATCTTCAGACCCTACTTGAAACCGTGTTAGGGAGTCGTAATGTGTATTTTCAACCCCCTTCGTCAGTACATATTAAATACCCGGCGATTATATATTCTCGTGCGAATATAGAAAATTTGCATGCGAATAACAGAGTTTATCTCAGTAACATCGCTTATCAACTTACGGTCGTGGATAGAGATCCCGATAGCGAAATTGTCGATAAAGTTTCACAATTACCAAAGTGCAGTTTTAATCGACATTACGTTGCGGATAATCTGCATCACGATGTCTTTACAATTTATTTTTAAAAGGAGAAACTATTTATGTCTAAACTTAAATGGGATCAGATTAACGAACGTTTGTATGAAACAGGCGTAAACAAGGGCGTTCTCTATCTTCAAGAAGACGGAACTTATCCCAAAGGTGTCGCGTGGAACGGACTTACGGGCGTTACCGAGAGTCCCTCGGGTGCGGAAGCTACCGCGCTTTATGCCGATAATATCAAGTATTTGAATCTTACTTCGGCGGAGGAGTTCGAAGGCACCATCGAGGCCTATATGTATCCGGACGAATTCAATGCATGCCAAGGGTATGT